AAAAATATCAGCACCGTCAGGTAGACATGATGATTATTGTGATAGTTCTGCTATGGCTTTACATGCTACATTGAGTATGTTACCTATGTCGGGTAACTTTGGTCAAAGTATAGTTTCTACTCCAATTAATAAAACTAATAGAGGTAGAGCAGGACAGCACTCTTCTAGGACACTATTTACAACAAGACAACGCAAAGTTACATTAAATAAGCAACCTTTACGTGGTTTGTAAGAAAAGCTTTATATACTCATCGCAGTTAATATTAAATAGCCATGTCGTTTATAGATAGAGTTAGACGTAGTTTTGCTTCTATAGGAAGTAATCCTTCGTACAAAAAAGACGACCCCCGCAGTTACGGTGAGGGTGTAATTAAGAGACTTAAAATAAATAGAGGTTTTGGAGGTATGACTGCTCAGAAAGACTTTGAGCCTCATATCGGAAAGAATAGAACATACATGAATGTATATCTATCAGACCCTATAGTTCGTAGTTTAATTGATTTACCTTGTTTGTATGCTGTCAAAGATAATTTTGATATAGTTACAACAGATGAAGGCGTGAGGGAAGAGTTAGAAGAAATGTTCCGCGATATAAATATAGAACATATATTATATGGTTGGTTAAGAAATGCAAGAATTTTTGGTACAGGTTACCTTGAGTATACTGGAGATAATTTAATCTTAAGGTCTAGTCAAAACATGTATGTAAAAAGGAATGAACACGGTCAGGTAGAATATTATTATCAGAAAGTAGGAGATGACGAAGAGAACATTAGGTTCGAAGAATCTGAGATAATAGAATTAAAGAATAATCAATTTGATGATTATGCTTACGGTTTATCTGATATACACCCAATTTTATATTTAGTTGACTTAAAGGATTATGCAGAAAGAGATATAGGGGCAGCATTAAATAAATACGCATCAAGTAGATTTGATGTTAGTGCTGGTTTACCAGATATGCCTTATGGTCCTGATAAGATTAATGAAATAGTAGATGCTTTTAACACTCTAGCACCCGGCGAAGATATAATTCACGGAAACGACATAACAATAAAAGAACTACAAGGTACACAACGCGCATTTGAGTACGGTAAATATACTGACGACATATTAGATAAAATACACGTCGCGCTTAAAACACCTAGAACAATGTGGACAGACCCAGAAAAGGCACGTCCAATATTCGAACCATATGTAAGATACTTACAAACAATGGTAGAGGGCGCACTTAATGCCCAGCTTATGCCTCAATTAGAAAAGGGCGATGCTAAATTTAAGTTTAGGCAAATTAATGTTGAAGATGCATTCACCAAAGCTAAGACTGATATGATTTATTTATCAGAAGGAGTATTATCACCCGGTGAAGTTAGAGAAGAAAGAGGTTTAGACCCTGAAGGAGTTGCAGAATTAGATATGGAAACTTCTGAAGATATAAAGGCTTCTCCAATTAAACAAGAACAGAGTGATAAGAATGCTAACATTTCTGGAGGAAAGAACCAAGATAAGAGAGAAGAATCCGCCAGAGCACAAAACAGGGGCAACAAGCCCTCCGCAAACGCAACAGGAGATAGAAAATGACATTTGAAAAATGTATGTTAAAAACAAAAGCTAACCTGAAGAAGAGGGGTTTTGATAACCCTGAAGAGATTGCAGCTGGCATGTGTAGCATGTGGGCGCAAGAGAATGGCGTAGAGCGGGAATTTGCAGAAGAAACAAACACTGAACCAGTTCGCAGGTCATTCGGTTTATCAGTATCTGATAATGACGATATGACATTTACCAGCGAAGAGGGAATAGATTCTGTATCATTCCCAGTTATCGCTATTACATCCGGACCTCATGAGTATGAGGTAGACGGAGAAGAACATAAAGTTTATATTGAGGAAGGTCAGTTAAAAGATAACTTACATCAATTTACTGAACTACCAATTTATATTGACCATCAAAGAACAGAAGAGGACTTAATCGGCATGGCTGCTAATCCCGAACTGTTTAAGATGGATAATGGAAAGACCGCTGTAAAGATGCTGGCAACAGTATCTAACAAATATGGCCGAGGTCAAGAAGTAATGAATAAAGTTAAGGATGGAGACATGACTCATGTAAGTATCGATTGGTTTTCCAACGATATTGATGTCATGGGTGACACTTATGCCACTAAAATTCGTCCTACAGAGGTAAGTTTCATTGACAATGAAAAGATGGACCCAGTCTGTAAAGAATGTACTATAGAAACGAAATGTGATTCACACGAACCTGAGGACGACCACGACTGTGGTTGTGGTGGCCACGAGGATTCATGTGGATGCGAGTCAGAACACACAGAGGTAAATATGTCAGAAGAGACAAAAGAAACTAATGTAAAGTCCGACGCAGAAAGCATTGTCGAGCGCGAGTTCGCTTCACTAAGAACACAACTTGAAGAAATGTCTGCATCAAAAGCTGAAATCGAATCAGAATTCAAAGCAGCTATGAAAGAATTAGATACTTTCAAAGTAGCAGAAGAAGAGAGATTAGCTAAAGAAGCAGAATCCCGAAAGTTGGAAGCAGTAGAAGCAATTATATCTAAAGAAATCTTATTCGGTACAGTCGAAGAGACTTCTAAAGATGCACGCGCCGAAGAACTTTCCGCATGGGACGAATCCAGATTGACTGGATTTAGCGATGCTCTAGCAGCAATGCCAGAGCCAAGCAACGATACCGAGAGAACTTTCGGAAAAGGTAAATCTTCAGATGATGGAGAAGAACCAGAATCCAAGAGAGAATTCGGTATGAAGAAAGATAGTACTGGTGAGATAAGATTAAACGCCAAATACTATAGAGGAGAAGAATAAAAATGGCAACAGAAATTTTAGTAAATGATGGTGGAGCACCAGCTCGTATTCTACCATACTTGGCAGGCGAAGCTATCACAGCTGGACAAGCCGTAATGTCAAGTGCCGTAGCAAATTTAACTGTGTTAAAAGCAACGGCAGCAAAATTTGTACCATTAGGTTACGCTCTTACCGACGCAGCATCTGGAGAAATGTGCAGCGTTATCACAGGTAAAGGAGTTATACTTAATGTACAATGTCTACCAACCACTGCTGGATTCCCGCAGATGATTGGAGCAACCGCAGGTCAACTAGCAAAAGCAACCGCAGCAGGAGCAGCAGCAGGAACAGGTCCTGTAGCAATCCCTGTAAAACTCTTAGGAGAAGGTGGCGAAGCAGTAGCAGCAGCAGGTCTATGGAGATGTCAGACGATATAAAGATATAGATGGTCGACCAAACAGCAGGAATTTTAACTAGCCTTAACACAGGGTCACTCAACGGTGGCGCTGGAGAGCGAGTACTTATTGATTACAAAGAAGCAATCCAAGATTACAGGTCTACAGACCTTCCAGTAATGGGATTCTTCGCTGACCCAATGAGCACAGATACAGGCGGTAATATTGATATTACTTTCGCAAAACCATCCATGGCAATGGAACAACTTGAAGAAGGAACAACTCCTATCTATCAACACACAAAACTACGTTCCGAAAGAATCGCAGTTAAAGAGTGGGGATTAGCAATTGGTGTTACCCGTCGAATGATGGAAGATTCCCGATTCAATGAAGTTGAGATGGCTTTGAATGAAGCACGAAAAGCAGTAGACAGACATTTGACGCAACACGTCACCAATGTTGTCTTCGGTATTGGAGATGCTACATTAGGTACAGGTATCAGCGATGCAAGCATCGTTGCTGCAAGTACAGAAGCTAACATCACTAATTTTACCACAACTCCTAACGGTGGTTTCTTTGGTGCTGGTATAACAACTTTTGATGGAAGATTAGATGACTACGCAAATCAAGGTGTAACAGCTCTAGCAGCAGCTAGTGGTTATACTAATGATGCAGCAGGTCTTGCAGCAGGTTCTTCGGTATCTTTATCCGATATATCCGCAGCAATCACCCGTATGTCATTACACGGATACAACGCAACACACTTATTTATTTCACCATCCCATTATGAAAACATTTTGAAGATGGCTGATTTCACTACAGTGTTCACTACCGGTATGTCAGCAAACGCAGCAGACGGTGGTAACGTTATGCCAACAGATGCAGGAAGCAACCCAATGGGAAGCTTATTGTCAACTGGTGGACTAGTAGGTCAGTTATATGGTCTAAACGTTGTTGTGAATCCTTGGGTTCCAGCTACAAGATACGGAATATTTGATTTGTCAGTTAAACCAATGGCTTACGTCGAAAGACGTCCATTGACTGTCGAAGAAGCAAATCCCGGATTCGGAATTGTCGGTTCATACATGTCTATGAGATATGGATTGAAAATCGTCAGACCTGAAGCCGGTCAAATCGTAATCGGTTAAAGTTATTGTATAATTTTAATAGATAAGGCCCGAAGGGAGCCTGCGTTAGCGAATCCCTTCACCTTACATTTATTTAATTATGGCACGATATACTAAAGTTCTATCTCAGACAAATGCAAATGCAGTAAAAAGAAAGATACAAGCTATTGCAACAGATAATGAACTACCTTCTCAAACAGGTAATGCTGGTAAATTTTTAAAAACAGATGGTTCAACTGCGAGTTGGGCAACAAGTTCTTCCGCTAATAATTTTGTAGACTCTATTGCATTTAATACAGGCACTGGAGTTTTAACCTTAGGTAGAGATGGTTTAGCAGATTTAACTCAAGACTTAGATGGTCGTTATTTATTATCTGCTTCAGCTTTAACTTCTCCATTAACCACAAAAGGAGATATATGGGTATTTGGAACTGCTAATACTAGGTTACCAGTTGGAACTAACGGGTACGCATTAGTAGCAGATAGTAGTACAGCTACAGGATTAAACTGGGCAGCTAACTCTGATGGTAATTATGTCACTACCGCAGCAACTATGGGCACCAATGGTATATTAACTGGTACAGTCGGTGGTGGTGGTAGTAACTGGGTATCTAATGCTTTTAATGTTATAACAGATGAACAGGTTGCATATGGGCAATCTACTTCTGGGTTAACTACAGGTAGTGCT